GCAGCGGCGCTGCCGTTGCCGCTGATTCGATTGGCTGCGGTGGCCTTGTGCGGGCGCTGCACGGCCTGCTTCGGGCTTCCACCGGGTGCGTGCAGCCCGGCGTCAAACGCGGCTTGCAAGGCGCTTTTGACACCCCAGACGCTGACGTCGTGGAAGTCCAGGGTGTCGCGGTGGCGGGTTTGCAGGGTTTCGATGAACAGGTGGTCCAGGGCAATCGATTCGAGCAAGAGCTCGATCTCGTCAGGGGAGAGTGCGGTGGGTTGCTTGGGTTTGGCCATGTGGGGCTCCTTGGTGGGTTGCTTGTCAATCGACATCCGCATTCACGCGCTGTGCGCCCCAGAAGCCAAGCGCTTTTTAATCCCGGGTGATTCACTCGCCTTTGCCTGACCCATACCTCCAGGAGGCCACCCACTTGCACTGAGTAGATCAACACATGGGACTGTCCATTCGCGCCTATGCGCGCCACCGAGGCGTGTCGCACGTGGCCGTCAAGAAGGCCATCGACACCGGGCGCATCAGCCAGTTGCCGGATGGCACCATCGATCCGGTGGTGGCCGATGCCCAGTGGGCAGCCAACACCACACCGACCCGACGGTCGGTGGCAGATGTCGCCAGTGACAAACCGGCTCCGCAGGTTTCCGTATCTGCCCGCGAGATTCCGCAGGCTTCCGCAAGGGTTCTGCGTGACGCGCCAGAGCCACCATCTCCGGCGCTGTCGTCCGGCGGCACTTCGCTGCTCCAGGCCCGCACCGTCAACGAGGTGGTCAAGGCGCAAACCAACAAAGTGCGCCTGGCCCGACTGAAGGGTGAACTGGTCGATCGGTCACAGGCCGTGGCCCATGTGTTCAAGCTGGCCCGTGCTGAGCGCGATGCCTGGCTAAACTGGCCGGCACGCATCTCGTCGCAGATGGCCGCTGGGCTGGGCGTCGATGCGCATGTCTTGCATGTGGCGCTGGACGCCGCCGTGCGCCAGCAACTGCAGGACCTGGGCGACTTGCAGCCCAAGGTGGACTGATGAGTGGATTGATGATGGAAGAGCTTTACTACGAAGGCTGGGACGCCATCGAGCGCGCCTGGCGTGAAGGCCTCACACCCGATCCGCTGCTCACGGTCTCCGAATGGGCCGACAAGCACCGGGTGCTTTCCAGCAAGGCCGCCTCCGAACCTGGCCGCTGGCGCACCAGTCGCACACCCTACCTGCGCGAGATCATGGATGCCTTGTCTCCCATGTCCCCGATCGAGCGGGTGGTGTTCATGAAAGGTGCCCAGGTGGGCGGCACCGAACTGGGCCTGAACTGGGTGGGTTACGTGATCCACCACGCCCCGGGACCGATGATGGCGGTGTGGCCCACGGTGGAAATGGCCAAGCGAGCCTCCAAGCAGCGCATCGACGCACTGATCGAAGAAAGCCCCGCCATCCAGGAGCGCATTGCTCCGGCGCGCAGTCGGGACTCCGGCAACACCATCCTGGCCAAAGAGTTCCATGGTGGCGTGCTGGTGATGACCGGCGCCAACAGTGCGGTGGGGCTGCGCTCGATGCCCGTGCGGTACTTGTTTCTCGATGAGGTCGATGGCTACCCGCTGGATGTGGAAGGCGAAGGCGACGCGATCTCGCTGGCAGAGGCGCGCACCCGAACCTTTGCGCGGCGCAAGATCCTGATCGTCTCGACCCCGACGATTGCCGGGGCCAGTGCGGTGGAGCGCGAGTTCGAGGCATCGGACCAGCGACGCTACTTCGTGCCGTGTCCGCATTGCGACCACCGCCAGTGGCTGCGGTTTGAGCAACTGCGCTGGGAGCGCGGCCAGCCCGAAACAGCGGCCTACATCTGCGAAGGCTGTGGTGAACCGATTGCCGAGCACCACAAGACCTGGATGCTGGACAACGGCCAGTGGCAGGCGTGCGCGCCAGAACAAGCCGGACGCACGGCAGGGTTTCATCTGTCCAGTCTCTACAGCCCGGTGGGCTGGCGCAGTTGGATCGAGATCGCCCGGGCCTGGGAGTCGGCGGCGATGTCTGATTCCCGCTCGGCGTCGGCCATCAAGACCTTCAAGAACACCGAACTGGGTGAAACCTGGGTCGAAGAGGGCGAAGCGCCGGACTGGCAGCGTTTGTTGGAGCGCCGGGAGGATTACCGCATCGGCTCGGTTCCGGCTGGTGGGCTGTTGCTCACCGCCGGTGCCGCCGTGCAGAAGGACCGCATCGAAGTCTCGGTCTGGGCCTTCGGGCGCGGCAAGGCCACCTGGCTGGTCGAGCACCGGATCCTGATGGGCGACACGGCGCGAGCCGAAGTTTGGTCAGCATTGGCGAAGCTCATGGGCGAGACCTGGACCCACTGCAGCGGTTGCCAGCTAAGCCTGGCGCGCCTGGCGCTCGATACCGGATATGCCACCCAGGAGGCCTACGCCTTTGTACGCAGCGTGCGCGATGCGCGGCTCATGCCGATCAAGGGCATTGCTGGAGGTGCGGCGCTGATCGGCACCCCCACGGCGGTGGACGCCACCGCCAGCGGCAAGAAGCTGCGCCGAGGCATCAAGGTGTTCCCGGTTGCGGGCGGCATCGCCAAGCTGGAGTTCTACAACAACCTGCGCAAGAGCGCCGAGGTGGCTGACGACGGCATCACGCCGATCTACCCGGCTGGCTTTGTGCACCTGCCCAAGGTCGATGCGGAATACCTGCAGCAACTCTGCGCCGAGCAGTTGATCACCCGGCGCGACCGCAACGGCTTTGCCCACCGCGAATGGCAAAAGATGCGTGAGCGCAACGAGGCGCTGGACTGCTACGTCTACGCCCGGGCAGCCGCCGCCGCTGCGGGCCTGGACCGGTTCGAAGACCGGCACTGGCAAGAACTCGAAAAACAACTCGGCACCGACCCACCAGTCGTTGCCAAACAAATCACAACCCCCGAGGCCACTCGAGAACAGCAGTTCGACGGTGGCCTTGTGACTTCTGGCAGTGCCAACCCCAACCCGCGTCGCGTGGTGCGCAGCCGATGGATGACTTGAGTGAACAAATAAGCATGACCTACACACCAGAACACCTGCAGGCCTTGCGCGAAGCCCTGGCCAGCGGCGAGCACCGCGTGACTTACGAGGGTAAGAGCATCGAGTACCGCAGCGTGGCCGATCTGAAGGCGGCGATTGCAGAGGTCGAAGCCACCATGGCCCGTGAATCCGGCGCACCCAAATCGCGCCAGATCCGTGTCACCACGAGCAAGGCACTCTGATGGCCTGGTTCAAAAGTCTGCGTCGCCGCATGTTCGGCGGCACGCCGGTCTATGACGGCACCGGCGGTGGTCGCCGTGCCTTGGCCTGGATGCCCAGCAATCCCGGTGCGGTGGCAGCCCTGTCGCTGGCCCAAGACGAACTGCGTGCCAAAAGCCGTGATCTGGTTAGGCGTAACGCCTGGGCCGCCGCTGGTATCGAAGCCTTTGTGGCCAACGCCATCGGCACAGGCATCAAGCCCCAAAGCATGGTCCAGGACCAGGCTACGCGAGAGGCGATTCACAGCCTGTGGTGGGACTGGTGCGAAGAGGCCGATGCCGCAGGCCTTACCGACTTCTACGGTCTGCAGGCACTGGCCACCCGCGCCATGCTCGAAGGCGGCGAAGCCCTGGTGCGACTGCGCTATCGCCGCACCGAAGATGGTCTGCCGGTGGCGCTGCAGATCCAGGTGCTGGAAGCAGAGCACCTGCCAACCACCATGAACCGCGATCTGCCCGGCGGCAACGTCATTCGCGCTGGCATCGAGTTCGACCGGCTAGGTCGCCGGGTGGCTTATCACCTGTATCGCTCGCACCCCAATGATGGACTGCTGGCACCGATGTCCAGCAGTGCCGGCGGCGGTGGCATGGACACGGTGCGGGTGGATGCGAGTGAAGTCATCCACCTGTTTCGCCCCTTGCGTCCCGGCCAGATCCGGGGCGAGCCGTGGTTGACCCGGGCGCTCGTGAAACTCAACGAGCTGGACCAGTACGACGACGCGGAGCTGGTGCGTAAGAAGACGGCGGCCATGTTCGCTGGCTTCATCACCCGCAT